AACTTCAAACAATAAAGGGTTAAGAAAATGAGCGGATGGAATTTTGATAAGTGGACTCCAGTAAAAGAATATAGGGTATGGGCTACCTATAGGGATTTTGAAACTACAATTCATAAAGGTAAGCAACACAGAGCGGCAATAGAATCACGGTTCCCTAACGCTGATCATGTTAGTTATCAGTCTACAGATCGGGATCATATGGAATTTTTCATAAAAGATTCTAAAGAAGGCTCTTTAACTGTGACAGTATCGGAGGTATCATGATTAAAATATCTAAAACAAGTAAGCTAGGCTGTCATAGTTGGAGTCTAGAAGCTTTGAATACCTGTCCGGCTGCTAGAAAACAGGATGGTAGCCTAGTAGACGCTTGCAAGGGATGCTATGCTAGAGGTGGTAACTATAGATTCCCTAACGTCAAGGCTCCTAGAATCCATAATAAAGAGGATTGGAAACGGGATGATTGGGTAGATGATATGGTAGCAGAGTTGGACAATCATAGATATTTTAGATGGTTCGACAGTGGCGATATGTATCATATCAAACTAGCAGAGAAAATCTATCAAGTTATGGAGCGTACGCAATGGGTTAAGCATTGGCTACCGACTAGACAGTATAAGTTTTCAAAATTTGCGGATGTAATAGAGCGAATGAATAAACTTGATAACGTTGTTGTAAGATTATCAAGTGATAGTGTGCAAGGTAAAAAGGTAAACTTTAGCACATTCAGATTGAATAGTATTAAGACTAGCAGCACAATACTACCGAAAGATATTGACGCTGTATTTTCTAGCGATCATGATGGAGTTAGGCAGGATAAAAATGCTGTAATCTGTAGAGCCTATGAGAATGATGGCAAGTGCGGATCATGTAGAGAATGTTGGAATAAGTCAGCAGAAACAATCGCTTACGTGGCGCATGGTCGATCAATGGCTAAAGTAATTAACGATAACCTAATAGCAGTCGGTTAATAATTGAAACAAATTGTAACAAAGTATTGACATAGCATACTACATACTATATACTGGTTACCAAGTTAAAGGATAAATACTAATGAATACTAATGATTTTTTAGACGGCCTGTATACACTGGCCTTTGGATTAAAAGAAGATAAAGATTATTATAGTCTTAAAGAGCTTCATGATGAGCTTTGGAAAAGATCAGACGCATATTTTAAATTACTCTGGGAGCTAGAGGAAAAAGAAAATGACAATTAACGAAGCACTACAGATACTACTAGACAATTCAGATTACGCGCAGTATAATAACTCTGATGACGTAGGATATGCCGAAGCATTTAAAGAAATAACAGATAGGCTAGGTGTATTCTATGATAAGAACACAGATCAATTTATAACGACAGATACAGGTGATGTGATATGAGAATTTATACGCTGATAGCTACAGATAGAACGGAGATAGAGGTAGATATGGAGAAGTCTAGTCAGGATAGCAAGATATTCTACCTCCACAAAGGTCATGCGGAAGAGGTCAGGAATACAATAGAAGAAGACTACGGCACTACTATGAAGGTTGTCTCGTTTAGGATTGCAGATTATAACTGGCCTATTGTTAATTGAAACAAATTGTAACAATCACTTGACTTTAGTTTAAAAATATGTTACTATCTATATAGTTTTTTAAAGACGCAATGGGAAATGATAATGAATATTAATCAAGAATTAACAGTAGAAATTAAAAAGGTTTATGGAGTTGATAGAATCTATCCGGCTTGTAGTAAGTCACTTGCACTATCAAAGTTGATAGGTAAGAAAACTTTTAGTAGGCAGGAAGTGAATCTAATTAAGGATGATCTAGGGTATACATTTAAACATAAAACTTATGAGGTGTAATAAGATGCAAACTATTTATAGAGTTAGATCAGTCAAGAACCGTACAGGTATTAGCAATGGCCCAGTATTTATAGGGTTTCATTTTCTCAAGCGTAGCTTTTATATTGAGAAGCCTAATGCCCTTAAAGAAATCAAAGTATCTGTTAGAGACACTCAAGGTAATGAGGAAATCAACGAAGGTTGGCATAAAGTAAATGCCTAATACTATATGCAATGTTAAGGGGTGTACTACTAAAGGTGTAGTAAGGATCAGCGGTGATAAGATTTATTGCGCTAACTGCTACACCTTTGTAATCTCTACCGTATTTAATCGAGGCAAGAAACATGAGTTACCGAAAAGAATTTTACACAATAATAGATGATGAGTGGGCACAATTCTGGGCCAGTAATCACGTTACTGCTCCAACAATTAAGGCACACTTTGTAGACTATATTGACGGGGCGTTAGGGATAGTTGATAAGACTAGTGAGGATAGGTTTGAGAAAATGATACACAAGATGTACCCGCATGAGGATTACTACTATCACTTTGGAGATATGATAAGACATATCATTGTCATGTTCTTAGAGAATAAGATATATGGCATGACAAAATATGGGGTAGATGATAATGTTATTGAGCACTAAACCATACAAGTATGATACACTGAAGTCGGCATACGATTCTATGAAGGCTCAGTATGACTCAGAGTTTACCTTTGATGTTACTACTGATGAGGACAATGACGTAGTTGTGAGAGTGTCTGACAACTATAACAATGACATAGGATATTTAGAGGACTATTAATTACAGGCTGCGTGGCAGAAGGGTGATGCAGTGGATTGCAAATCCATATATGCAGGTTCAATTCCTGCCGTAGTCTCCACATTTATTATGGGTATGGCTTGCAGAAATGCGTAGCCTAAACCGGATGCTTGGAATAGGCAATCCCTATTATCCTACCCATATTTAATTTTAATTAGGGGAAATAAAATGGCAAGGGTTTACACAGATTGGAGGACATTACCGGATGATCCTAACAGAGTAGGTGATGAGGACTACGAACCTATGCGTAGGTATAGGCTAGGTAGTTACGAAGAAGATTACGAAGATGTAGAGTGGACTAAGGATGACCCTGTAGTTTACCTCATGTAAAATAAATTATAACTTGGAGATAAAGAATGATAGAAGCAATGTATAAAAATACAATACATATCAATAACTTACGGGCAGCAGGGTATGGATTGGCTGACTTTCCAATTGACGTAAGGCCAGTACACTACGAAGATACTTACGGTAACAGCGTAGAGATAACGGGTCGGGTTGTATCTATTAGACCTGACACTGGTGATGTGCTAGGATACCATAGCAGAAACTACAACATCACTGAACATATACCAGTGATAGAGGCTATACGTTCATCAGTCGAACGAGCTACGGTAGATGCTACTGGTGTTAAGGAATCTATTAAGATTGCTAACAAGGGTGCTAGGATGATCTATAACCTAGAGCTACCTGCTCATAAGATTATTACACCGGACGGCGATAGTGCTACGCTAAGTTTCTTAGGAGTGAATAGCTTTGATGGTTCTTCACCACTGGTACTTAGTGTAGGTGCTAGGCAGTGGATGTGCGACAACGGCCAGATATTTACTGATAATGCTACTGCTATGTATAAGTCTAGGCATACAAGAGGACTGAGCATAGATCAGGGTGCTAGAATTATTAGCAGGGGTGTAGAGGTTCTTGAGAAAGAGGCAGAGCTATGGCATCACTGGGCTAAACTAAGGTGCTCTACTCCTGCAACACTAACATCGAATCTGTTAGGTCTATCCAACACAGGGGTAGCGGAAAGGGGAACCAGAAGCACAGGCTACCACTACATTATGGAGAAGTATAAGAACCATTATTCTAAGGCAATGGGTAGAAATTACTGGGCATTGTATAATGCTTTCACAGATTGGGCTACTCATGCACCAACTAAGGGTAGCAAAGCTAATGTTTCACTCATGAGACAGAAGAAAGTACAGGATATATTGAATAGCTTTCCTAAATTGGAGAAGGCTGCATGATATTAGAAAGCACCTACCAAGATTTGAGGCTGCTTCTGGATACACTTGAGGGATTACCTCTTGACAACAGGAAAGATATAGAGTATCGTGAAGCAGTTAAATTGTTAGTGGATACTGCTGAGTCTGATAAGGAGATTGATTAAATGATAGTAGGCTATATATTATTTTTGCTTGTATTAGTAGTTGACTTTTTTTTATATGCGATTATAATGGCATACTTTGACGGAGACTTTAAGAGATTAGATGAAAGATACAGGAAAGATAAAGATTTAAAGTAGACCTACAACATAATTAATTTTATGTTTGCTCCTAAGTTCCAGAAGCAAAAAGGGGGAGGCTACAAAGTTGTATGAAATAGGATGCTCAATAAAGTCCTATGACTAGAAACTAACAGTCGGATATCCGAGAAAACAATTAGTTCGCTGTTAGCAGAAAGCAACGTGAGTAGTGGGTATTGTGGCAGTGGGGTGCGGCTGCTTCTACTTTTTTAAGGGGGTTAAAATGAGAAGAGCACCACCAAGCCAGTTAAAAAATAGGAACCTAGTTGCTAAACACGCACACAAATTCAATAAGAATCAGGTGCATAAGGATAAGCATAGGGAAACTAAGAGGGGCTATGTCAAGCATAAGGGTATAGTCCACAACCACCCAACACAACATGATGAGTCAGACGAATTAGAATTAATTAAAAAAGTGCTTGACAAAAAAGAATAACTGTGTTACCATACACATATAAACTAAACAGAGGAGATATAGTATGGCTGTACTAGAAGGCAAAGCGTATTGGGCGAGTGTTCTTTCACCCAACACTAAGTTTGAGCCTGTCTTTTCCGTGAACCTTGTAGTAGATCAAGAGGTAGCAGAAGAGTACAAGCGTAAGGGATTTGCAAAGCAAGTCAAAGAGATGGAAGACGTAGGCACTGCGCTAGTTATAAAGCGTAAGGTAAACTGGACAGACAGGAAGTCAGGTCAGGTGCATACACGACCTGCCCCCAAGCTGTTCGACAAATCCAAGCAGCCCTTAGATTGTCAGGTAGGTAATGGCTCTAGGGTTAAGGTTCAATTCCGTGAGTGGGAGAGCGGTGATTGGAGTGGGTTAGACTTCCAAGCCATGCAGGTTCTTGACCTTGTGGAATATAATGCTCCGGCAGGTGCGGAGTTTGACGTAGAAGAATCTTTAGGGGAGGAGGATGAACTATGAATATAGACCCTGATGCTCCATCAACAACGGCAGTATTCAGGACTGAGGAGGGAGATTATAATGTCTCCCTTTTTAGTGTTGAGGGTAAGCTGAAATTTAAGTTAGCCCAGAAAGCTTTGAAAGAATTAAGTGAGCTAAGTGATAAGGTAATGATACTTAGAGAAGCACTTCAGTCTTTGAGAGCTGACATAATGGACACGGAATGTCATGAAGAAACTTTAATAGAACGTGAACGGGCTAGAGATGAGAAGGGCCAGTATGTAGGTGACGATCCCTCAACCCCTAATGTTAATGAGGCATACAAGCAAGAGGATTAGGTATGACATTCGCAAAGTATCACTTACCCTGCCCTAGTTGTGGAGGCGGTGATCCTGTCTCTGTCAACGAAGATGGTTCCGGTTACTGCTTTAGTTGTGAGACTAGGTTTCCTGACTATGAGAAGGCCACAGGCGGGGAGACAATCACAACCAATGAGATACAAACATATCGGAACAACGCAATGAATCAGGCAGAGGGTAGCTTTGTTGCCCTTACTGACAGAGGTATATCAGTAGAGACAGCTAAGAAGTATGGAGTTAAGGCTGTTAAAAATGAATCTTCTAACCAGATCATGCGTCACCTATACCCTTACTATGTAGCCAATGAGATAACAGGTTACAAGGTACGGGAACCTAACAAGATGTTTTCTTGGAGAGGGAATCCACAAGGAAGTGGGCTTTTTGGGGAGCAGTTATTCAAGGCAGGAGGTAAGTACATAACACTAGTAGAGGGTGAGTGTGATGCGATGGCAGCATACGAACTGCTTGGCTCTAAGTGGCCTGTCGTTTCCATTAAGAATGGTGCGTCTGGTGCAGTCAAGGATGTGAAGAACTCACTAGAATTTATAGAGTCTTTTGATAACGTCATCATTAACTTTGATAATGACAAGCAGGGTAGAGAGGCTGCGATCAAGGTAGCCAGATTACTAAGCCCCGCTAAAGCAAAGATACTTACACTGCCTACAGATTTTAAAGACGCTAATGATATGTTACGTCAGGGCCGACACCATAGCTACGTTAGTGAGTGGTGGTCAGCAAAGACTTACACACCTTCTGGTGTACTAAACGTAAGCGAGAACAAGGAGAAGTTTGACAACAGACAACGCAAAGAATCTGTGCCTTATCCGTGGGAAGGACTCAACGAAAAGCTATACGGACTAAGACAGGGAGAGCTTGTAACCCTGACGGGAGGCACAGGTCTAGGTAAATCTTCTGTAACCAGAGAGCTAGAGCACTGGCTCATCTCTCAAACTAAGGACAACGTGGGTGTCATAGCATTGGAGGAGGATTGGAGAAGGACAGTTGATGGTATCATGTCTATCGAATCTAATGCTAGGCTCTACGTTGATCAGGTGAGAGAGGAGTTTACTAAAGACCAACTAGACAATACATTCAATAAGATGTTTGAGGGTGACAACAAAGACAGGGTGTGGATTCATGCTCACTTTGGAGCCACTGATCTTGATGAGATATTTTCTAAGATAAGGTTTATGATCGTAGGATGTGGGTGTAAGTGGGTGATAGTTGATCACCTTCATATGCTTGTATCTTCTGCTGCTGAAGGGGATGAGAGGCGTACCATAGACAGCATCATGACTAAGCTACGCTCCATAGTAGAGGAGACAGGTGCAGGGATGGTGCTAGTGTCTCACCTGCGTAGAGTAGAGGGCAATAGAGGCCATGAGAATGGTGTCACTGTTGGTCTGAATCACCTTAGAGGATCACAATCTATAGCACAATTATCCGACTGTGTTATAGCACTTGAGAGGAATCAACAGGCAGATGATCAGGTTGAATCTAACACAACTCACTTGCGGATATTGAAGTCTCGCTACACAGGAGATGTTGGCATGGCTACACATTTACTGTATGATAGAGAAACAGGCAGACTTTCTGAGGTTGATGCGGAGGAACCAGATGAGTTCACTAGTCTTTGATATTGAGACAGATGATTTAGATGCTACTAAGATATGGTGTGTCACTACGGTAGACACAGAAACAGAGGAGGTTAATTCATACTACAAGGATACACTAGCTACAGGACTAGATCGTTTATCAAAAGCAGATAAGCTTATAGGCCACAACATACTAGGCTTTGATATGCCAGTGATTAAGAAGCTACATAATTTAAATTTGTTTAATAAAAAAATAGTAGACACACTGGTAATATCAAGACTCTTGAATCCTGTACGTGATGGAGGGCATAGCCTTAAATCGTGGGGGTTCCGGTTAGGTTTGCCTAAGATAGAGTACGAAGACTTCCAACACTTCTCTATGGACATGGTGAAGTATTGTGAAAGAGATACTGTTCTTAACAAGAGGGTGTACGACAGGCTAAGGATGGAAACAAAAGGCTTTAGCAGGGAGTCAATAGATTTAGAGCAAGCCACTGCTAAGATTCTAAGTGATCAGAGAGATCATGGTTTTCTTTTTGATCAGCAGACAGCATCACTATTAATAGCAGAGTTAAACGAAAAGTTAAACGGGGTTGTTACTGAGGTGCATAAGGAGTTTAAACCTCACACTACCTATCATACACTGCGCCCATCCTATAACAAGGACGGTTCTATATCTAGGATGGGAGAGTTACGTCAAGAGAAGAACGCCTCTGGCAATATAAAGAGGTCACGCCTTTCTTGTTTTGAGTTTGAAGTTATGAAGACCGAAGGGGAAGTTGTACGCAAAGAAGTCATCCCCTTTAACTTAGGCTCACGTAAACAAATAGGTGAGTACCTACAGGAGTTTGGGTGGAAGCCTACTAAGTTTACTCCTACTGGTCAGCCTATTGTAGATGAGGGTACACTTAAAAAGATTGACAACATACCACAGGCAAAGCTTATAGCTGACTACCTGATGTATCAAAAAAGAATAGCACAGATAAATTCTTGGTTTGATTCTTTAGGAGATGACAGCAGAGTGCGTGGGTTTGTTAATCACAACGGCACAATCACTGGGCGAATGACGCACCGTAGCCCTAACATGGCACAGTGTCCTAGCATAAACTCACCCTATGGAAAAGAGTGTCGATCCTGTTGGACTGTGCCTGAAGGGTACGATCTTGTAGGCATAGACGCTTCTGGACTAGAGTTGAGAATGCTTGCACACTATATGGATGACAAGGACTATATAAATGAGATCATCAACGGAGATATACACACCACTAATCAAAAACTTGCAGGACTTGAATCAAGAAATCAGGCTAAAACTTTCATCTATGCCCTCATATACGGAGCAGGAGATGCAAAGCTTGGCAGTGTGGTTGGAGGAAATAAGCGGGATGGTAGTCAACTTAAACAACGCTTCCTTACTAATCTCCCATCACTTAAAAATCTTAGAGACAGAGTATCTAGAGCATCTGCAAAGGGTTTCATCAAGGCACTAGATGGACGCAAGCTATTTATTAGATCGCCTCACAGCGCACTCAACACTCTGCTACAGGGTGGTGGTGCTGTTGTTATGAAGAGAGCATTGATTAAGTTAGATGAGGAGATAAATAGGTTACATCTTCCTGCACATTTTGTAGCTAACATACATGATGAGTGGCAAATAGAGGTTGACAAGAGATCATCAAGTGTGGTAGGATCATTGGGTGTAGAGTGCATAAAGCAAACAGCAGACTACTACAATTTAAACTGTCCGTTAGATGGGGAGTTTAAGATCGGAGGAAACTGGAGTGAAACGCATTAACTGTAGTACACCAGATTACATTAAGTACGTCCGTGACAGAAGGTATCATAAGTTAAATCAAATTAAAATGGAAAGGGGTTGTAAAGATTGTGGCTATAAGAAACATCCTAAAGCTTTACACTTTGATCACATTGTCAGAGAAAACAAACACCTTATACTAGACGCTGCCGCATCGGGAGGTGGTGGGAAAATGTCTAGGATGGTAAAAAGAATAAACCTAACCGACAAAAAAAAGAATAGGGAATACATAAAAGAATTATTTAATGAAGTAAAAAAGTGTGAGGTTAGGTGCGCTAACTGTCACAGCATAAGAACATGGGAAGAATTACATTATATGCCTAACGTCCGTAAGGGCAAGAAAATTATACAGGAAGAACCGTATGTCAAACAACAGAAATTTAACTTCTGATATAGCTAAAGATATTTATGAGGCGTTAGCCCCCCTTACCAAAGGCAAGCACCTTGATATATCAGATGAGGATATAGAAAACTTTGGCGAGAGAATGAAGTCTGCTCTTGAGTCATGGGCTAGACCACCTAAAAGAGATTCTTCTTTTACATTGAGGATGTCTAACATAGGCAAGCCTGTCAGGAGACTTTGGTTTGATAAACATGGGGAAGTAAAACAAGAAGGACACTCACCTCAGACATTCATTAAGTTTCTTTATGGACACCTACTTGAAGAGGTAGTCCTCATGCTTGCTAGACTTACGGATCACGATGTAGGCTCTGAGCAAAAAGAAGTTATGGTAGATGGTGTCTCTGGTCACATGGATTGTAAGATAGATGATGAGGTAGTAGATATAAAGACTGCTTCGGGGTATGCGTTTAGAAAATTCAGCGGTGGTTCACTGGGCGATGATGATCCCTTTGGTTACATACCACAGCTAACAGGCTACGAAGAGGCCGAAGGGACAGAGAAGGGAGGCTTTCTAGTTATCAATAAAGAAAGTGGAGAGCTTTGTTTCTATGCGCCAGAGGAACTAGACAAGCCTGTGATTAGAGACAGGATAAGCCACGCAGTCAAGGCGCTAAACAAATCCAAGCCCCCTTCAAAGTTATGCTATGAGCCTGTCTCTGAAGGAAAGAAAGGCAACAAGAAGATACATAAGAATTGTTCTTATTGCCCACACAAACATGAATGTTTTAAAGATGCTAATGATGGGCAGGGCTTGAGAACATTTAGATATAACAAAGGGTTAGCTCACTTCACTAAAGTATTATCTGAGCCTAGAGTGGAGGAAGTTTTAGTATGAACTCCAAGAAAATGAAGTTGATTAGGCGCAGAGCTAAGGAGCTTTTAGTAGAGTGGATGCAATCTCTTGTTGACAAGGAGTCTGGAAAGGTGTATAATGTAAACAACGTCTTAGACTTTACACCTAAACAAACTCATTTATATTACAACGATGGTACTTTCCACTTGAGTTCGTTTACTTATAAGTGGTTTGTTAAACGATTGAAAAAGTTATGCTACACTAAAGACTTATCTTTAATAACAGTACAGGACTGTAAGGAAATGAACAAGTGAAGATAAGAAAAGGATACAGGAAACAAAGGGTAGCTAGGCCCAAAGAAAAGGATGTTCCTGCAACATATGATTCTAAGTGGGAGCATACTTTACATCAAGGAGTTCTTAAAAACTGGCAACACCATAGCGACACGGTTGACTATACAGTAGAACATAAATATCATCCAGACTTTATAAAGGTTATTGGAAATAAAACAATTTTGTTAGAAGCTAAAGGAAGGTTCTGGGACTATCAGGAATACAACAAGTACACATGGGTTAGGAAAGCACTACCTAAAAATGTTGAGCTTGTGTTTTTATTTTCTGCTCCTTATGCCGCTATGCCCCAAGCAAAGAAGCGTAAGGACGGGACAAAACGTAGCCATGCAGAATGGGCAGAGGCTAACAACTTTAAGTGGTACGATGAAGATACACTACCTAAAAAATGGAGAGATGATTAATGAGTATTGATGACGCAACGCCTGATGAATGGAACGAAGTCAATAAAAAATTAAGGGAAGGCAACTACTATTCAGATGAGGTTATTGGTGAAGCAAGAACAGTCAAAAGAAAAACAGTTGTGCCTATTGAGAAAGATGATATAGATCATCCATCACATTATAATAATGGTGACATAGAATGTATTGAGGCTATTGAAGCGGCCTCTACCAAAGAAGAGTTTGAAGGGTATCTCAGAGGAAATGTTATAAAGTATATATGGCGGTTTAGATACAAGGACAATGTAAAAGATTTGCGTAAAGCCAGATGGTATCTAGATAAACTTACAGCAGAGGTATGCAAATGATGCTTGCAAACACTAAAGGCGAGATGTTTTTTAGAGATATAGATGGGGATGTTTGGCAGTACGAATTAAAAACAAATCCACCTGAAGCTGTTTACTGGGAAACTTATAAATTAAAACCAACAGATATTAAAGTTATATCTGAAGCAGACACAGAGGTTAAGAAAAGAATACGTCAAGAAATATATAAGGACATTACAAATGTGGGATCGCAAAGCTGAACGAACAGCTAAGTACAATAAAAAGAAAGAAGCTGTAGACAAGAAGCATAGAACACACAACCATAAAAGGACTAAAAAAATAACCCATGACACAGAGCAAAATAGGCAAGCAAGATTACTTAGGAATCAAAATAAATTATGATGCAGAAGAACGTCTAGATTCTTTTGCTCTCTCTACATTAAAGGACAGGTATCTTTGGGAGAATGAAACTCATGCTCAAGAAGCTTTTGCTCGCGCCAGTATATTTGGTGCTACTTATAACGGACACACTGATTATGATCTTGCACAGCGACTCTACACGTATGCTAGTAGTTTCTGGTTCATGTTTAGCACTCCTGTCCTTAGCAACGGGGGAACTAGCCGTGGCTTACCTATCAGTTGTTTTCTTAATTTTGTTCCTGATTCCCGCAATGGTTTATCTGCTCACTATGATGAGAATATATGGCTCGCTAGTGGAGGTGGAGGCATCGGTGGATGTTGGAGTAATGTTCGGAGCAATGGTGTGGACACTGCTAACGGTTCTAAGTCTACTGGTTCTATCCCATTCATGCACGTAGTTGATAGTCAGATGCTTGCCTTTAATCAAGGCGTTACAAGAAGAGGGAGTTACGCAGCATACATGGACATATCTCATCCAGAGATTGAAGAGTTTATTAATATGCGTAAGACTACAGGAGGAGATTTAAATAGAAAGTGTTTGAATCTTCACAATGCTGTGAGCATATCCAATGAGTTCTTAGATTGTGTGAAGACTGACAAAGAGTGGAGACTGATAGACCCAAAAACTAACACGGCAGTTAAGACAGTTTCAGCGCGTGACCTGTGGTTCCAAATGATTCAGACAAGAATGGAAACAGGAGAACCGTACATTGTTAATCTAGATATATGCAACGATGCTTTACCAGAAGAACAAAAGAAACTAGGTCTAGAGATTAAACAGAGCAACCTTTGTTCTGAGATTATGTTACCAACCAATGAAGAAAGGACGGCAGTCTGTTGTTTGTCTAGTGTTAATCTTGAGTACTTTGATGAGTGGTCAAAAGAAGATAGCTTTATTTCTGACCTTATTACTATGCTCGATAACGTGTTACAAAACTTTATTGATGCGGTCAAAGAACAAGGAGGCTACGCTAAAGCAGCTTACTCTGCTATGCGTGAGAGGTCTATAGGTCTAGGAGCTATGGGATTCCATACCTATTTACAAAAGAACAACACGCCTTTTGAAAGTATGTGGGCATCTTCTTTTAATAACAAAGCCTTTTCTTTTATAAAGGACAGGGCTTCTGCTGCAACAAGACAACTAGCAGAGGAAAGGGGTGAGTGTCCTGACATGAAAGGGAGCGGCAAGCGCAACGCACATTTACTGGCGGTAGCCCCTAACGCTTCTAGCTCTATAATATGTGACGGCACTAGCCCATCTATAGAGCCTAACAGAGCTAACGTGTACACACACAAGACCTTAACGGGTAGCTTTAAAGTTAAGAATAAATACTTAGATGATTTGTTGTTTGAGCTTGTACCCAACAACAAAAAGCGCAATGAAATTTGGAAAGATATTGCAGCACATGAAGGGTCTGTTCAGCACCTAGACATTTTAACTGATGAGATGAAAGAGGTATTTAAAACTGCTCCTGAATTAAATCAAATATGGATTATAGAACACGCTTGCATGAGACAAAAATATGTTTGTCAAGGACAGAGTGTAAACCTATTCTTTAAACCACCACACCACAATGCAACACAAGAAACTCACGATGAGTTCTTGCAGTACGTTAATGACGTACACTGGGCAGGTGCTAATAAACTAAAGTCTATGTACTATTTACGATCTGACTCTGCCAGAGGAACAGAGAATGTAAATATAAAAATACCTAGAATAAAACTAGATGAAGAGGGGTGTATAAGTTGTGAAGGATAAACCAAATAATCCGCACCATGATGCACTATTAGGTTGTATCATGCAGGTTGAGTGGGAAGATGCTTGGATAGATACTGAGGATCATCTCATCGCTGACGCTAGAAAACTAAAGCCTGTGCTTAGGTCAAGCGTAGGTTATCTAGTAGCGGATAACGACAATGAAATTATATTATGTACTGATCGCTATCACAGCAAAAAGGATGAAGAGTATGTTAATGCTGTGATGGTAATTCCAAAAGGAATGGTTACAAGATACTGGGAAATTATAGCAGAGATAGGAGCAGAGTTTGAAGTTCAAAGTAACAGTTGAAATACATGGTGATGAGGAGGAGGGGGCAGAACTTCTAGAGATTGTCCGTGAAATAAAAGACTCACTAGAAACCAGAGAAGAAGCCAATGAACTTGATATTAGCTAGTTACATTTCTGTATTTGTCAAAGCTTTTCAACAACGTAATGTTGCATTTAACAACTATTTATTTGTGCCTGTGTTCAGCATTGCTATGGCTTTTACAGAAGTCTATATTATTATTAACATCGTACAAATGGGAGCAAGCTTAGAATTAGTTTGGAAGCTTGCAACCGGAGCAGTCTTAGGATGTTGGTCTGCTATGTACTTACACAACAAACTAACCAAATCAAAAAAAGATTTTCAATCTATATCTAATTTAATGAAGGAGAGTTAATGAGTTTACTAGGGACAAGGGACTACTATAAACCTTTTGATCATCCGTGGATGTTTGATTACTATGTACAACAGAATCAAATGATATGGTTGCCCGAAGATGTACCCCTACACAATGATGTTAAAGATTGGCAGGACATGGATGAGTCTGAAAAGAATTTGTTGAGCCAGATATTTAGATTGTTTACACAGTCAGATGTAGACGTTGCGTCTGGTTATATAGATAAGTATATGCGTGTGTTCAAGAAACCAGAAGCAAGAATGATGATGTCATCCTTTGCTAACATGGAATCAATACACCAACACGCCTATAGTTTATTGTTGGATACAGTGGGGATGCCTGAGAAAGAGTACAGAGCATTCGCTGAGTATGAAGCAATGGCAGACAAACATGAGTACATAAGTAGCTCTCCTTTAAAACTAAACAACAAGGAGTCTATAGCTAAAAACTTAGCAGTCTATTCTGCTTTTACGGAGGGGCTACAATTATTCAGTAGCTTTGTAATCCTTTTAAACTTTCCTAGATTTGGAAAGATGAAGGGGATGGGACAGATTGTTACTTACAGTATACGTGATGAGTCTCTACACGTTGAGGCCATGACAACTTTATTCAAAGAGTTTATAAAGGAGAACGTAGACATATGGACAGACGATTTTAAAAAGGAAATCTATCAGGTATGCAGGGAAATGGTTAAGCTAGAAGACAAGTTTTTAGATTTAGTATTTGAACTGGGTGATATTCAGGGGCTTACTAAAGATGAAATGAAGGAGTACATTAGATACATAGCAGACAGAAGACTTCTTCAACTTGGATTAAAACCTAATTATAAAGTCAGTGACAATCCTTTACTATGGTTAGATGATGTGCTAGGAGTAGAACATCAGAACTTTTTTGAAGGCAGGGCAACTACTTATATGAAGGCGGGGCTTAAAGGGAATGTAGAAAATATAAATTTTATAAGTGTGTAGTCTTATGAATCAAATAAAAGAAGCCAATATAGTATCTTTCAAAGTTCTATTAACTCCAGAGGGAGACATAGTTAGCGAGCTAAGCTATCTACCAGTTGGAAAAGCTAAACAAATCTTTATGGAAGGAGATATAGATGTGATACAAAAGATAATTGAAGAGGGGCGTAGGAAGCTAGAACCTTTACATGAATTTATACAGGAAGAAATTAAAGCTATTCCTTAATTTGTTTAGTGTACTGCGTCATCTTCACCGTCAAAAATTTCATCCGCTTTAGTCATAGCCATATACTGAGACTCAAAAATAATTCTATAAGTTTCAAAGTCTACAATGTCTACTTCTTTAGCGGCATGAATACGGGCGTATACTTGATACGCTGCGCCTAGTTGTTCTTCTGTATATAAAGCTAACATAAATTCACCTTTCATATTAATTAAATAGTTGTTCAGCAGCGCAGTGGTCTAGACTCCTACAAGTTCTTACATTCAACATAAAAATATCTTGATCAATCCAGTTAAATTGAGGGTACTCTTGTAAGTGTAAGGACATTCCACTAGGCGCTCCGAAGTTACTACAGCCTGTCAGTAGTAAAGCCGTAAGTATTAAATATTTCATTGGGCTATCAACCTCTTGTTGTTTCTTTCAGTTATAAGTTCTTGGTACTTCTCTTCATCAAGATGTGTTACTGCTATCCAAGCGTGAGTCATCTCATCGCCTGTCCTACTACCCCCTACAACCCACATATCAGGGTCAGGATTGTTAGGGTTGTTTGCTGTGTTGTCATACCACTGTTTTAAAACTAACACCGCTCCCGTTGGTAGTAGTGGGGCATAGTCTGGGTCATACAAATGACTGTGATGCCACGTTGCACTCCAGTTAGATACCTGACTAATCTGCTCTGTTCTCCCAGTGTCAGGGTAGAATATCTCAAAGCTTGCTGCATTCATTCTTAAATGTCCGTGTGGTTGCCATGAGTCTATACGAACCGGATGATCAAAGGAGTGAAAGCCTTGTGTCATATGATAACCATTGGGTGGGATAACAATATCAGCTTGATCACTAATCCTATATAGCTTCAGGTCTTGTTCGTAAGCAAGTTCTTGGGATTCCTCTGGAGAATACAACCACAGCCCTATCTCTACTACATTATCTTTAATAATAGTTCCGGGGGCGATAGCTCCAAGACCTCCGGGGAACATATGAATGTCCCAAGCTATCTCTGCGTTAGCAGGTATGGTTCTACACACCCCCTCTGGTACTATTTCTCCCCACTTACCCATAGCATATTCAGTAAGCATACCGTACCTCTCGCCTTCTAAGGTAACAGTGCTGTTAGCGTGGTGAACCACACTCTTAGCCTCTCCTCTTGGCTTAACTTGGATGGCCTTAATGCACCTGTCCTCAGTTAGTCCACTGGCTACGTTGTGTTTGTGCCACAGATCGTTCCCTGTAGCCGGAATATCTATTGGAGTAGACGGTATAACCAACGTAGGTTCTCCAAAGGTTTCGTAGAAGTTCCACTGATCAGGGTCAGAGAGGCGAGGAGACTGCACTACAACGTCAGTATCACCATACTCTGATCCCGTATTGACCCACTCTACTATCGTGTCTACATCGGCCTGAGAGAGCCTCCAATCACCATGTAATTCTTGTATGCCAATTCCCGCATCGTAAGCGTAGGGCGGCATCTCTCTGTTAGCCACTTTCATTTGAATTAATGGACTCCACGGGCGAACCTCCTCATAAGATTCAAACGTCATAGGCCCAATACCACCTTCACGATGGCACACTACACAGTTATTGTTTATAATGGCAGCTACATCATCTACATAAGTAGGCTCATTTGGATATAGTTTACTGGCTGATACCAGTAGTGTAGTAGCTATTATTAAACCAAGTAATGTTTTCATTTATACATACTCCTATGTAAGCTTCCTAATATTTTACCGCCTGTGTTTCTTTTAACCCTTCCAAGACTTCCTAGTACCTTGCCTCCAGTGTTGTAGGTTGTGGATACTGGAGGAAGTTTACCAACTACATCATCTCCTTTGTTAATGTAACCAAATCCACCTTCCTTACTCGCTTTTTTAAATTCTTTAGAATTAAAAATATCTTCAGCGGCTTCTAATACACTTCCATATGTAGTTAATATATCTTTAGCTAGAACTCCATTAGGAGTCATTGCATTTTCAGCAATTACTATGTCTCCTGATTGAGCAGCTTGCCTTGCCCTAATAAGAGGAAGACCAGTTTTAGCATCCATAAACCAAGAGTGTATATCAGGATTCATTCTTACTTGTGTCCAATTAGGATATTTAAGAGGATTCTCTATTACATCTTTCATAAAAGCATATAGCTCATCATAATTTGTATTTAACCAATTACCATTTATTCTAGCTATTGTACTTTTAACCTCTACTTGCCTAGCTATTTTTTGAGCTGCTATAGGTGAAGTTATAAACTCAACATCTTCTAGTAATCCTCCTCGTCCATATGCTATCGGACTTCCACCGCTTGTCCTACCATCATGGAGGGTTACTGCCTTCTTTCCCTTATAATTCCATACAGGAATATCTATTCTTTGAGAAGTTCTAGTCCCATTTTGAATAAAAACATTTCTATCTAAAATACCTGTTCCTACTAACTTCCTATCATCTATTGACCTAGCTACATCAAGATCATAAATTTTTTCAGGCATAACTTTTACTGGTTTGACAGGTAATATTTCACCAGATATTTTAAATTGATCTAGTTGGCTGATTTCTCCTCTGCCCCTTTTAAAATTAACTTCCTGTAATCTTTTTCTAGTTTCTTCAGGTAATAGTTCTAATCTTCTTGGAATACCTTTACCCTTTCTTGATATTAAAAAATCTTCTAAATCTTTTGCGGCTTTATACACTGTAGAAAATTTTTCTGGAAAAAGCTTTGCTAAAGTTTCTACTTGTTGACCTTCAGCTACCTTTTCTGACTTTGGTAAAACTGGAACATCTTTAGTAAAAACACCCGGAATTTCTTTACCTGAACCAGATAAAACTTTAGTAGTAGCACCTTCCGGTATCACAGCATCAAATGTTTGTAAGTCATCAACTGCCTGTTTAATAGGGGGTTGTTCAGCAAAGTCAGTTTTAGTGGACTGTCCAACAAGACCTTGTTTTTGTGAGTTACCAAAATAATTTATTTCTACAGGAACTTCTTTTAATCCTAAAGCTATTGCTGCGTCTATCCTGTTATTACCTTCTGAAATTTTAGGCATAGAACCATAATCTTTTGTTATAAAAATAGGTTCTTTTATTCCATTTTCAGATATATCCTTTTTTAATTTTTCAAAGCTTTCATCACTTCTAGTAGTATGTTGACCACGAATTTCTCCTGATACACCACTATAATCTTTTAGTTTATTAGGATCAATACTTCCTAATTCTCTTCTTGTCAAATGGTCTTTATTTCCAGTTGTACCATCAAACTCTTTTATAAATTTACTATTAATAAAATATGGATTTTTTAATTGTTCAACAAAGTCAGTAACAAACTGATCATCTCTGAACAATATATAAGAGTTGCCTCCTGCCTTCTTCTCTGAAACCCTTGCAAGTTCTCCTAGATTCTTGTACTTAATACTGTCGAATCCCAAGTCCTCTAGCATTGTCTTGGTTAGTTGATTAATGTGGTGATCGTAAACAGAGTTCAAAAGCTTTCCTGAGTTCTTATCTTTCTTACGAAGAATAGTATTTATTTGTTTAGCAGCATCATCTACTATCTTAGTAAACTGTGCAGGACGTAGTTTTACTTGAGCATTCAAAGCGTCCACAAAAGACTGAGCTTGTTCAGCTAGTTTAATTTTTCCTTTAGGATCAAAGCCTCCTAAAAACTTAGAAGGATTCCAGTTAATCATATCAGTATCTAAAATTAAAGGATTCTTTACGTTTATAAATCCTTTCTGCAACGAAGGCTCTACGCCTGTTGGTACTGATAAGTTTAATTCTTTAATAAGATCATCATAGATACTATCAGGAACCCCCTTTTCTAAAACGGCTACTTGTGCTGCTGCTTCTGACATCCCCTGCCCCATGTAATACTGTGTTGCTATACGTTCTATCATATTCTCAGCAGTGGGGTGTGTTCCTCTTAGTAATATATTTTCTGCCTGTCCTTTAGTACCAATGTGCATACCAAGTTCTCTTGGAATACGGGTAGACAAAGGATTATCATATCTAATTCCAGAAAAAAAACTACCATTAAACTGAGGACTTTTCTCTACAGAATCTTTTAAAAATTCTTCCTTGGTTAAAGTAGATGGTTCAACAGGTTTGTCAGATACTTTAGGAATATCGTCAGTATATTTCTGAACTAAACTAACATCATCTACAGGTATATTATTAAACTCATCTTCAACTTCTGCATTTAATTTAGTTTCTGTTTCTTGTTTAGCCTTCCAATATCTTTGATCCGGTTCTCTATAAACTTTAATGTCCATAGCTTTATTACTAGGGTTGGCCGAATAAAATCTGTTTATAATATTATCTTGTTCTTCAATATCTGCATTTTTAAACATTCCTAAATCTAAATTTTCTTCTTCATCTAAATGTTTAAGAAATTTTCCTTCATTATCTATTTTTACTTTGCTTGTAGAATAATAAAAAGAGTTGGGGTCTATGAAAGACTGTGGTTCTTGTTCTCTAAAATTTCTAATAGTATCTTTACTTCCTTGATCTGCCTCAAATCTTGTAACAGGTCTGGTGTCTGCAACAACTTCATCTACACCCCTTGTTAGTCTCTTAATAAAAGTAACTAGTCCTGCTGCTGAAAAACCTAAACGATCTTCTTCATCTATAAAAGCTCCCCCCGCTTGCAAGTCGTAAGGTAGCCCTGTCATTTTGTCAATGCGCTCATCCGGTTCTTCTGGAGCCTGTGGTACTATTACTGAGCCTCCCTTTTCATAAAACTTTTTCACTCTTCTTCCTCTTCAGGGGTGTTTAATAACGTCCTGTTCATAGATGAATATACTTCAGATAATTTACTTCTTATTTCTACAAAACTTCTAGGACTATCTCCTACCTTGTCGTATAAATCTTCTATAAAATCTAACGAAATTGTTTGTGGTATAAATCTTCCATTTCTTAATTCAAAAGAATCTGCTCTAGAAATACCGCTTTCCATAAGTAAACTATTTATGTCTGTTTCATTTTCAAAATACTGTGTTGCTTGAATTTTTCTATAAAGTTCTTGTTGGAGCTTATATCTTTCTCTTTGTCTTGATCTATATTGATCTACTATATCTCCCATGCTATCAGAATAATTACCATAAACACCTCTTAAATTATTGTTTGCTTTTCTATAATCATTGATAGCAAAATTTAACTGTTGTTTAGGATCAAACTCTGTTAAACGAACACCCATAGTTAGGGCAAGCCATTCATTACCTGAATCAAAACGGGCATCACCAGTGTAAGGATTTCTTTCATCATCATATGCACCGATTAATCTATCAATACTATCTACTGTTCCGGGGATAAGATTAGAAAGTACATGATAAGAAGAGTTAGCTATTCTTTCGCTTATATTACTTTCAGGAGGATATAAAGATTTTCCTTCTGAAGTTTTTCCTTCAGGGTCTCTAACCGCATAGTACACATCTGTTATGGCTTTAGTAAAAATAGCCTCTGTTGTAAACGGAGCAGTCAAAGTTCGCAGCCCCTTTATTGTAGCGTCTATATATCTTTCAGACAAATCTGCTTGTTCTAATTCTCCCCTTTCTAGTTCGTTTATAATTGCTGTAAACGGTTCTTTAACAGTATTGTAAGCATCTAAAAATTTAGTATCAGCCGAATATATTTTTCCAGTTTCTTCATCTCTAGTAAATAATCTAGTACTATCTTTTGACCACGGAGTTTCTGCTAGGACTTCAGCCATTCGTTTTTCTTTATCTGACCACCCGATATTATCTGATAGCATTTCACCTAAAGTATGAAATCCTGTAACACCTGCATACATACCTGCTGACCTAGCAGCACCCCTTGTAGCTAATACTCCATTACCTGATAACAATTCGCTTGCTGCTTGTTTTGTAATACCGTAAGAAGTTCTTATTATTTCAGCAGGAAAAGAAACAAAGGTTCCTAAAGGCCAGTTTCTTAGTGCTTTAATTCCGGGCGGCACTCTATCATAATTAGGAAAAGTGTTCTTTATTATATCGGCAGCTTGTTGTTCTAAAACTTCTACTGGTACTGTGTTTCCTTTGTTAGCCCTTTTCAAAATATTTAATTCAGAAGAAAAAGCATTCATTTTAAAAAAATCATCTGTGCCTAAATAAAAACTTTCTGCTCCTCTAGAAAGTTTATTAGAAGCCCTTTTCATAATATCATCTACAGAAGAAGCTTCTAATCCTTCATTTATTAAAGCTCTAAAATCTCCTATTCTTACATTAGTATTAATAACTCCTAAACCTACATATCTTTCATACAATTCATTTAAATCTTTATCTCCCTTTAACAAAGCGTTATTTTTTATAGAAGCCAGATTTGTTCTAGCACTATTTTCCGATAACACCCCCAAAGGAAATGAATTTAAACCGTTAACAACTCCAAACTGAATACCGCCTAATATATTTCTTAGGATAGTAGTCCAACTAAACACAGTAGCAGATTTATTTGCAAAACCTTTTAGAGATAAAAAGTTTTTATATAAAGGATTATTAATTTTATCTTCTCCAAAAATACTTATCTCTTTATTATTAATTACTTTAGCCATCTTTGGAGTGGTGTACATACCATTGAGTTCTTTTCTTCCTGTGTTCTGTAATTTAACAAGACCTTCTAAACCTTCTGGTTCTGAAGTAAAAAGCCATTTTTGTTTTGTTCCTATGTCTTGCATATTTTTTAAAAATCTTGATCTCTCATAAAAATCAGCCATCTTAGAAGTAGTTAAAAGCAGGGCATCTACAGGGTTAGTTACCTCCCCCATTAGTTCTCTTATTTCTTCTGGCATATTCTGTCTTCTTTCAAAAACTTTTCTGCCCACTTTCCTATCTGTTAAAATATCTCCTACCGCATTTGCAGCCTCTTCTGTAAGCTGTGCCTCTGTCTTTGGTACGTGCGTTTTACCTTTTGATAAAAGAGTTTTTCCTTCTAGTAAATCTTCTTCTCTAAATTTATTTATAAAATAAGTTTGTGCTCTAGCCATAGAAGGCTGACTAGCTTTATAATTTTTATTTTCAAAAAGTTCATAAGACCTACGCATATAATTATTTAAATTTTTATTTATTATTCTTTGTATTCTTTTATTAGGAGCAAAGTCATTAATTGCAACAGACATTTCATCTACTAGTTTTCTAACGTCTATTACATTTTCAGCTATGTCTGTAGTTAAATTGTACTCTTGTTTTAGAAAATCAATTAACTCAGGTCTTTCTTTATCTCTAAAAGCTTTCACTCTTTTTTTCTTTCTTTCAGTTAAAGCACGATAAACATTATCTAAAGTTTCTTCATCTACTCCACCTTTTAACAGTTTATTAATGCTAGTGTTAAGCATACCTGCTAAATGCTCTCCTCTATTTCTAAATTTACGTGCTGCCTGTTGCGCTTGCTCAAAAGCATCTTGACCCGCTAAAACATTATAACCTCTAGATTGAGTAAACTTTTGCCACAGTCCTTTAAAAAGACCTTCTTGTGAAAAAACCTGTCTGTTTTCAGAAAGGTCATCAACCTCTTTCCACACTGCATTTTTTCCTGTATCTGGGTCTATAGCGTCTACAGTAAGTTCTGTTTTTGTAGGCGGCATTGCTTCCCTTCTACTTTTTTTCAACCCTTGCATTGCTGCCTCACCTACTTCTTCGGGAGTCAAGTCTTGTAATTTTTTATTACCTGATAAAACGCTACCACTTCCAAGCGTACCCGCAAGCACACCAAAAGCTAAATCAAAAGGAAGATTTCCTAATAACATTTTAGTTCTTTTTTCTAAAGCACTATCGTCTTCTTCTCCTCTTAAAAATTCTCCTACTCCTAATAAATCAGAATCAGAAATTTCAAGAGCATCTAATATTGCAGTACCCGCTGTAGCTTCGTTTGGATTACTAATCCACTGATCTATAGCCGCACCACTAGCCACAGCCTCAGTCATTGCTGCTGTCATATTATGATTTTTAGCAAACTCTCTAAAAGCTTTAGGAGCTTTAGTAGCTGATCTACCCAGAGCTTTTAGTATCCCTATTCCTCCACCTACATAAGTTCCTAATTCTAACACTGTTCCTTTTAAAGTTTCAGGAGAAGTAACATACCCATCTTCATCAAACACTTGATCAAGTTGTTCTAGGTTTGGATTTAATAAAGATTTTCCTGTTTCAGAGTCAGACACAGACTTTGCTGTAGCCTGTTGTACTCTCTGCGCCCTATCACTTAGGTTTAATTCGTAAAAATCTTCACCATATAAATCTCTAGCAGATTCTCCTATATTAAAAAAAGCACCTAGCGGTACAATAGATTCTAAATAAGCAGCAGGTCTTCCTACTAAACCTTGATAAGCTCTTTGTATATCTCTGTCAAAAGCTCCATATTCTTCAGGGTCTTTTACGTGTACAGGTTGAGGAGCATTCATTCCTAATCGAGTTCTTAGTTCTTTATTTTTTTGATATTCTTCCCACGTATCCACACCGAAAGGAACATCATTACGTGTTTCTCCGTTTTCAAAAGTTACTGTTTTTTTAGTTGGCAAAGGCATTTACTATCCCCCTCCTACAAATATGTTGTGTTCTTCTTGTCTACGTTTTATTAGCCCTTGTGATGGCTGACCTGCTGAATTAATATACTCTAACATTTTATTAGCTATTTCTTCTTTAGAGCGTGTACCATTAGCAGTGACTTGATTTAAAGAACCCGGACCTAGATTAAACATAAAAGAAGTTAAGGCCGCTATTTCGGAGTCTGTAAAATTGTAGCCGTGTTCCTCATCAAAAGGTTTTAGTCTATCAAATACTTCTTTCTGCATATAAGCAAGAAGTTCTCCTTGAGCCTCTGTTCTAGTTATTGTTAAATCTGATGGAGGAGGTTCGTCTGGTCCTCCGCTATGAGGTGCTGTTGTTCCGTAACCCCATGTCCAATGATTATTATCCCAATAAGGAGTCTCTCTAAAGCCCTCTTTACTTTTTATAAAAGTACTAGCTAGAGTATCATTAGGAAATATATCTTCATCTGCTAGAGTAATGTCCAATCCACTGGGGGTCATATCTTCTTCCTGTTGTACATATGGTTGTTCGGAAACCTCTGCAACTGGAGGCTCAGAGATTTCCGTTGTTACTTTGGGTCAGTAGATGCCAACAAAGAAGGTGTGGGTTCAACAAGATTGTTAGTATCTGTTTCAGACTGATTAAATTTTCTAAACTGCTCTAGTTCGTCTTTTAAACTTTGAATATATTTTTTGTAATTTGGTACTGTGTTTGGCCCCGGTACGTCCATTCCAAAATAAACTCCACTGCCCCAACCAAATACACGCCCGTCTTCTTCTGATACTCTAACTTTTTCCTCTAGCTTTTCTATTAAGTCCACTTGGTATTCTTCCCAATTATTAATTTTATCTTCTAATTCTGATTTCTTTTCTCTGAGGTTTTCTTCTTTTTGTCTAACTGGAGGCGACAGAACACTTAGTTCTCTGTTAAAAGGTTCGGGCAAAGCTTCAAGTTCTTCTCTTAGGGCTATCAAACTAGCAGGTTCTCCTGCCTCATCAGAAATTTCACCACGGGAGGTAGCAAGCACAGCAGGATCGTTAGGGCTACCGGGAATAAAAGTTGTCTCTTGGACTTCACTAGAATCAACAGATGCGTCAGGACTAACTGTTGGTTGTTCTCTTATTATCTCAAGGCCCACACTCTCATAACTTTGAATCATTTCCAAAGTACCAAAATGATGTGCTTCAGCGTCTAAAGCAGGTAACATTTCATCAAAGTATTCAGGTTTAGGTACTTGCGTTCTTCTTTCTCCGGGCATTAGTGAAGCAAGCTTCTCTTCTATAAAATAATTTTTAGCTATTCTATATTCTTCCGGTCTTTCTGCTTGAAATACATAGTAATTGCTTTTATCTAAATTCATTAGTGATTGTGCAAAAACATCAGAGCTTTGATAAGCTTCAATAGCGTGTTGAATATGCAGTTGAGCTTCTCGCGTAGGCTTCATATAACTACTGTTATCTTTATGTTCTTCTCGAAAATTATTAAAATGATTTACTAGCGCCCAATACTCATCTACTTTTTCTACTGTATTAGGAAGTAGTGTATTGTCGGTGTCACCTTTTTTAATATCTATAGATTCAATCCACGCTCTCATTCCCCTATCAGATAAAACATCTTGAGGATTTTTTGTTATACTAAACCTTTGAGTAAGACTACGGAGAAGTGATTCTTCTTGTGCATCAGATAACCCTCCTTGATCTAATCCGGGTATTTCTGTGTCATAAACATAAGTAGATTCACGTTGTCTCCCTAGACTATCGAAATTACGTGTTTCCTCAACCCGTACTAGATTACCATCTCGATCTTTTATATGAGTAGACTTTATGTCTTCAAAGACTAGTTCTGGTTCATAGTCTGCCATGTCTTTTGTAAGCTCTGCAAAATTAATAGCCTCTCTTATATTTCCAGTTTGTTCGTATTTATCATTGAATGTGGTAAATGATGCTGCGTCTGTAGAAAAATAATGATTGCGAACACTATTGAGGGCCATGCGTTGTCTTTCTTCAGTAGAAGAACCTCCAAATAATGTGCTTACTCTTCTACCCACAGCATCTACTATGTTTTGTGGGGTAGTATCTTTAATCTTATTAACAAGCATACTATCAAACTGTTCAGAGCTAACAACTTTTTCAGCAGCAGACAACGCTGTTCTATACTCTTGTGTTCTTGCCTCTGCTAGTTTTTTTGTTTCGGTTGCTACAAGGTCTCGCCATACAGGATTTATTTTCTCCCCTGTTTGACTATGAAGCCCTTCTTGTTGTTCGTTTGTTTCATCATCTATACCTGCTTCAACAATAGGTTTATATTGAGCATAAAAATAATCATAATCATTTAAAGGGGATGCACTTATAGCATCTCGTTGAGCAAAAACAGTAGAAGTTCCACGAATAGCTTTATCGTGTTGACGTTTTAAATTCATTACTTCTTCTGAATTAAAAAAGTCTTGGGCCTTTTGTTGTAAATTATCTTTAATAATTCCACCCGCTATTGGAACTGCGATTGAAGCCATTGCTACTTTTCGATCATAGCGTTCCTGCCTTCTACGCATTTTATCGCGTCTTGCTCTTCCTTCTTTAACTAGACCTTTGCCTAACTCTTCAATGCTCATATGCCTGTCCTTCCTAGTAAGCTGTCTGCGGGTTCTTCTTCTTCTGGTTTAGATAATAAACTAGAAGCAGGAAGTTCTTTAATCTGTTCTTCTATCTCTTTAGGTATCATTCCCTTTGGAAGTTTTTTAGAAGTATCAAACTCTTTTAATTTTTTTAATTTTTCTTGACTATAATTTATATTAAAAAGAGTAGTTTCAGAATCTTCATCTTCATCTTCACCTCTATAAACTTTAAAATCTATATCGGCTCTTTCAGCTAAAGCCATCAACATATAAGCAGTAGGTTCTGCAAGAAGCATCATTAAATCTGGATTCCACTTACCCTCTGTAAAACCTTTAAATAATATTCCTTGAGTAACATCCATTAAAGGAGTGCCACTATCTATTACATCCATAATAGAAATGTAAGACTCAGGATCAATTAAACGTCCGAATATAAATTGTATCCCTTGTTCTAGGTCTGTAAACTCAGGAGGCTTTTCCCACGGATAAGGATTATCAGGATCGCTTGTAAGCCCCTGTCCGGGTATTGGTCTGTTGAGTCTTATTGTAGAAGATACAGGAGTATCTGTCATATCTATTGCCATTTATAAACTCCTTATGCCATTCCTAACAGTCGCATATGATTTGCGTAGGCAGGGTTGTATCCATAAGAACCTTCTGGATCACGGTAACCCATATATTGACTTGCTACTGATTGCATATAGTTGTATGGTTGGCTTGCTCCATATACTTGAGTTGGCCCTGCATCTACTACATACCCTTGAGAATATACAGGAGGTGGCCCTGCTATAGCATCCATAGCCATTTGTGATGCTACATTAACACCTACTTGCGTAGTCGCATCACCCAAACTTGGCATACTTAATAAACTTTTTCCACCTGTGTCTGCAAGTGCATTCCCTGTTGCATCAGTAAGAGCACTAGTTGTCCTATCAGAGTGAACTCCGTAAGAGCCTCCTTCAATAAACTCAGGATGTGTAGGATCGGTAAGTCTAGGGTCATATAAATCCATACCCGGAGTTGCGCTTCCTTGCTGCCATATTTCTTCACCTCCCGGTACTGATTCTAATAAACTGGAAGGAGTTACGTTAGGAGATATTTCACTTATAGGAGTAAATCCTTTAACAGGGGCAATATTATTAGGGTCTAAATTTATTGTTTGTCCACTAATATTATCCCAATCTCTAATATTAGGATTCATTTCTTGTATTTCTGACATTGGTTTATATGTACTATCAGACAAACTTTCTAAAGTAGTAGTAGAACCTGCCTCAACACTTTTCTTAAATGGATCAAGAATCTTTCCATAGTTTTCAGAAACATTAGCAGAAACTTTATTCCAAGCATCTCCAAAACTTTGATCAGCACCAGACTGAACCCACTGATTAAAACTTCCTCCTTCTTTAAAACCAAACTTAACAGGATCAAAACCCATCTTATTTAAACCAGTTTTAGTAAACTCACTAGCAAAACTTGTAACTCCATCAGTTACAGTTCTAAATGTATTCTTTACTGCTCCGGCAAATTCAGCCCCTTTAGTTATTACAAACTTTGCTCCATTTACTATGGATTGTCCTACTGCTCCCCCATAAGTTGTAAGCGCATTTGCAGCCATTCCTCCTACGCCTTTTAAAAATCCACCAACCATCGGGCCTAAGTAAGGCATTAAAAACATCATAGCTATTTGGCCTACAACACCAATTTTATTCATGAATTTTCCAATGCCTTTAAAAGCACTTTTAATACCCTTGCCAATTTTTTTAAAGACTTTCTTAACGCCTTTAAATATCTTACTAAAAAATCCCATAGCTCTCTCCTATTTTGCTAACACGCCATCTACAATATCTACAATAGGTTGAATTCCTAACGCGCCTGATTCTATATCATTAGAAATGGCTGTAGCATACAGAGTTGTTTTACGTTGTTGATCACTTTCATAAGCCTGTCTTAAATAAGCTGCTTCATCCCTTAATTCATTCCATATAAAACTTTGATCCCCAGAAGAAATCTGAAAAGACTTAGCTGCATTTTCTTGATTAACAGCATTCTTTGCTGCGGTATCAATAGTATTAGCCTTTCTTCTCCATTCAATATTAGATTGTTCTACGGCTTGTGCGTTAGCAGCGTTCCACTGTTCGCGTTGTAAATCCATCTGCTCATTAAATGTTTTAACTTGCATATCTATTTGATTATTAAATTTAGCTGCGTCTATAGCGTTAGCTGCATTTATAGCCTCTACTCTATTTTCTTCAGCAGCGTTAAACTGTTCCATTGCATTACCTTGCTGTGCATTAAACTGTTCAATTTGTGCAGCTAAACTTTCATTAAATTGATTTATTTGATTTTCAGAAGTAGCATTGAATTGTCTTGAAGCATTTTGAGATGCTTGATTAGATAACAAACGCTGTTGTTCTACCTGAGTATCTAGTATTAATGCCTGTTGCTCATTGCTTAGATTAGCCATGTCTCTTGATAAAAAGTTTTGAGCGCGTGTAATTTCTAGTTTAGTTCTTTGATCTACTGCGGTTACATCTAAAGTAGCAAGTGCTGTAGCGTCTTGCATAATAGCCTGTTGTCTTGCATTAAAATCTGTTAAGTCTACGGTTTGCATAAACTTACTATTAGCTAACTCTACTTGTTGAGCATCATTAAACTTAGTTAAATCCATACGGGCATTCATCGTAGCATTCTCAACTGCTCTTTGTTGATCTGCGTTTAATAATGCTACGCCCATGTTCTCGGCTATCCTGCCTTGTGCAAGATTTGTTTGCATCCTAGCATTTAAATTTGCTAACTCTACTTGCTGCTCATTAGATAATGATTCTGCATCAGCTTGGTTTCGTGCGCTTAAATTAGCTAAGCGCATTTGTTGATCAGCATTTAAATTAGCTAAATTCATTTGCTGAACAAACCCTTCATTCTTAGATGCAAAATCAGCAGCTACTTGCATTTCTGCAAGACGCTCTTGATTTATAGCAGTCATGTTTTGCTGTTCAGTTTGATTCTTTATCTCTAACTCTGCTAGTTCTATTTGTTGCTCGTTACCTAGACTTTGAGCTTTTAAAGCATTTTCAGCTTGAGTATTTAATTCAACAGTTCTTTGTTTATTTTGTAAGTTTGTAAGTTTAAATTGCTGTTGTTGGTTAAAAGATAATGTATCTCTTTCTTGGTTAAACTGACTTTGAAGTACGTTTAAGTTTTGAGAAAATTGTGCAGTTTGCGACTCAGACGTTTGTTCGTTTGCTAAATTGTTCAATCTTCTGTTAGCGTTTATTTGTGCTTCTTGTAAATAAGCCTGTTGCTCTCTATCTAATTTTGCGGCTGCATTAGCCTGTAAAGCCTGTGCATTACTTTGAGCTATGGGCAGAGCACTTTGTATAATAGCATTAAATAAAGCATCTCGTCCTACTGTAGAAGCATCTAGTCCTCTCTGTGTCATGGCTTGATTAACAAGATCAAAAGCAGGTCTAGCCCATACTGGAACCTCTCCTGTCTCTATACCTGCCATTAAGGTTTCCATTTGGGCAGATACTAAAGCTTCTGGTGGTACTGCTGCGATTGCAATTTTTACTTCTGGTTCTTGTGAGTCTATTTGTGCTGTAACAGAAGCAGGGTCTTCAACAAGAGTCCTAGCTAAGTTAGGTTCTATCTCAGCAGTTTTAGCAGTAAATGTTATTGCTGCATCTTTAGCTGCCGTACCCCTAACTTCTTTACGTTGGAAAGCTTCATAGCCTATTTCCTTTGTAATACGTGCTGCATCTTCTGTAGCTTTAGTACCTGTAATAGCCTCTCTAGTTTGTGCTTCGGCTTCTTTAGTGGGTGAAACATTAATAGATTTTCTAAAATCTACCTTATCTACAGAAGAAGCATCAGATATGAAATCATCTGTAATTCTTTTTGCCATTGATTGTGTGCTAACATCACCAAATTTAGCAGCCGTTGTTCTTTCAGTAAGCGCCCTTATTTCATCTACAGAAACCTTTCTGCTTCTACCACTTGTAGCCCACTGAGGATTATTGTTTAATTCATTAACTAAATAAGCAGCATAATCACCCGGATCAACTTCACCTGCATCTGCTGCCTTTTTTAAAGTGCCTAAAGCCACATCAAAATCTTGTTCATCTACATCCGTAGGTGCAGTTATGTCTTCATACGCAGCTAATTGTTTTATTTGAGAATCTTTTGTAATTCCTTCCTGAACACTTAAACCTTCTGCTTCTCTTTTATCAAACAATAAGTCAGGATCAACACGTTCATAATCTTTAAGAAAGGCTCCCGGTGCTAGTGATTCATCTACGTCTGTTGTAGGATCATCAGCTACCCATGTTCTTGTTTCTACATCAATGTTATCTAGTTGCTTTGCGGTATCTGTATCTAAATCTTCTTTACGTTTTGTGGTTGCTGCTTCTTGAGCCGTCTTTTTTTCTTTAGCTTTTTTATCTGCTAAAGCCTTTTTAGTAGCTTCATAAACTCCTTCTTCAAAGGGGTCTTCGCCTGTAACAGTCTCACCTGCTTTGGCTTGTTTCATACGATTAAACTCTGCTTGTACTTGTGCGACAGTAGCACCAAATTGTTCAGCAACTTGCTCTACAGTCATAGCACCGCTTTGTAAAGCATCATAGACTTGATCAATTTCAAATTGTGTGTAGTCGGCATCAACTGGAATATCAGTTACAGCAGCAGTAGTTTTAGCTTGGGCAGCAGCTTCTTCAGCAGCTTTAGCATCAGCAGCGGCTTGAGCAGCGGCTTCTGCGTCCATGTCACGGAACTCATAAGGAGTTCTAACACCTTTTCCAGTATCAGGATCAACTGTTGTAGTCTTAGCATAAGGATCAAAAAGTTCTTTTTGTGCATCAGTTAAGCGGTCTTCAATAGGAGTTTCAGGAAGCCACACCATATTTTCAGGAAGAGTTTCTCCTTTCGCTACTGCTTCCCTTCTTTTTATTTCAGTTGTTACTTGGTCTTCAGTAACCCCAAACTTTGCTGCAACTTCAGCAGCCGATATTGCACCTGACGCAATAGCATCTTGTACTACTTGTGTCTCGGCTTCTGTATAATCACCGTCAGCAGGAATATCAAGTACTGGAGCTTTAGCAGCAGCGGCAGCAGCATCAGCAGCGGCTTTTTCAGCAGCAGCTTTATCAGCAACAGCTTTATCAGCAGCGGCCTTGTCAGAAGCTATCTTAGCATTATAGTCTGCTAAGTTTTTTTCAACATATTTTTTATCAACGCCATACATAGAAGCTAGTTGACTAGTTGTTGTTTTACCCGCATTAAGATCGGCATAAGCTTGATTAACATCTTCGGCAGTATAAGTAGGTACAACTCTTTTTTGGGTAGAACCAGTACTTGCCCCCTGCCCATAACCTGCTCCACCTGTAGTAGCAGTACCACCACGAACGTATTCTGGATCATCAAATGGTATTCCACCACCAATTTCTAAATTTACCCTGCCGCCCTTACGGTAGTCTGCTCTTTTCTTCTGCGCTCTTGCTCTTTTTCCGGCCATAATAATTCCTATGTATTTCTCTCAACTTTATTTATTTTCTCTACCGTTCTCATTGTACCTAGACCGAGCATACCCATAAGAACAGGCATCATAGTAGAAACATCAATTAAAGGTATTGCAATATCTGAATCTGCTAAAACTAATATAAAATTAGTCATAGGGATTAAGATAAAGTTTGACAAAAGCGCC